GGCGGGGGGGGCGCCCCGCCCCCCCCCCCACCCGGGGCGGGGGGCGGGCTATACCAATGGATTACAGCTCGGGAAATTTTGGGCAAAAGGGGGATGCGATGAGTGATTTTGTAGTCTCGGAAATGGGCTTGGTGGAGCGTTTGGGCGTTACCAGAGCGATTTTGAAGATGTGGAGGGATGCGAACTTGGTTCGGGGTCGGGATTGGGATGCAGTCGCAAAAAACGTAATGCTCACTCAGGAGGCCGCAGGGCGTTTGTCGCAGTCGTTTGGCATCCCGGCCCCTATTTCTGAAAAAAACGCCGCGCCGCCCTCATTAAACGCCAGCACTGAGGCTCTAATTCCAGTAGCAGAGGAGGTTTCAATGGTGCGGCCGTTCCGCAACCCGCAGTTGATCGAGGCCCGGCGAAAAAACGGCGCGCTGATTATGGTGCGCGTCCAGAGCAATGTGAATTTCCGCACCGGCATGGTGCTGCGAGCGGTGCAAGGACAAACCCTGTGGGTGCTGAAAGGCCGGTGCCCACGTTACCCCGGAAAATACTAACCTATGCCCGTCCTATTACTTCCCAAAAAAGCCATCCACCTCGGACAAGTCTGGCGGCGAAGGGATCGCACGCGAGTTGCTTTGATGCGCGTGATCTCGCTGGGGACGCCGCCGGGCGTGGTTCCAAGCCGCACGCGCTGGGTGCGGATGGAGTCTTCCGGCACCGGCCGCAGAACTTGGATTCGGGCCGACCTGCTGACGGCCCGCAACCATTATTCCTTTGAGGCCGACAAATGAATCTTCCTAACGCCGCTTTCACGGTGCTGCACCCGACCGAAGCGGAGTGCGGCTTATGCGATCAGCTTCACCCATGCGAAGTGATGGACCGCGAGCTGCACCGCATGGTCTGCCCGTTTTGCGTGAAATTTGTGCTTTCGGCCGATTTGGTTTTGAACCGTGTTCAGGGGCTGCGCCGGCCGACGGCGGGGTATTTGACGGAACAATGATATGAACGAATTGCAACGATTGATTGAAGCCATGCGGCACGCGGGTGCCCCGGGCGTGACCTTATTCGCCACTGGGCCGGCGCTGCTGCTGCTGGACGCCCAGAGGAGCCAGACCATCTCGGATGCGGCGGCGCTGCTCGCCTGGGTCGAGAGCGTGGAAAGGAAGGTGGGGACGTGATTGTAGAGCCTGACATTCTTAGTCACCCCAAGTTTATCCAACTGAAGGCCATTGTGGGCGATGGCGCGCTGGAATTGCTAGTTCGCATCTGGACGCACTGCCAGCAGAACAAGCGCGGGCAGTTTTGGCGTGGGGCTGGTCGGGATTACGTGGAGGTCGTCGCCGCCGGCCGCACACAACGCGGGAAGATTTTCGAGCCGCTGCGGCACTGCGGCTGGATACACGAACACGCCGACGGGATAGAGATTCACGATTGGGACAAGCACAACGCCAGCCTTGTTGCCCGGTGGAACCGACCACAGCCCCCTGCACAGCCCCCTGCACAGCCCCCTGCACAGCCCCCTGCACAGGTATCTATCCACCCTTCTGCACAGACCCCCGACAGGACAGGACAGGACAGGACAGGACCGGACATAACACAACACGAACCCCCCTTACCCCCCAAAGGGGGGCCGCTCGTGCCTTCGGCCCCACCAGAATTCGACCCTCCGATCCCCCCTGCGCTCGACACGCCGGCTTTCCAAGACGCTTGGCGGTTCTGGCTTGGTCATCTGAAACAGAAAAAAAAATCACCCACGGCCAACGCGCAAACCTTGCAACTGTCGAAGCTGGAAAAATTCGGCCTGGCCAAAGCCATCGAAACTTTGCGGACGTGCGTGGAAAAAAACTGGCGCGGCGTTTACGAGGCCAAAACCGGCGAGCTAGGAGCCAGCCGGACTTTCGCGCATGAGCAAGGCGGCGGGATTAAAGGAAAATCACTAACATGATGCACACAATCTGGTCCGAAGATATGCGGGATCTAGTCGAGCTATTTGTCCGTCGAGGACTGATAACCCGCCCCGCCCCGCTCACCACGGAACAAGCGTTAGCGCTGCACCAGTCCTCCGTGCGGGAATACGAAGCAGCCAAAAAGCGAGCCAGCCGCGCCAAGCGAGCCTTCAAAAAACAACACGTCCATGAGTAACCCCCACGATCCATCTCGTCCTGCCGCCGCGCCGGTGGCAGAAGTCACCCCCGCTACCGATCATCCTATGGCCGACCCCGTGGCCCTCGCCTTGGGCCGGCTGATGGCTATTTCTGAAACGTCGGAAGGGACCAGCATTACCGACGAGATTGAGAAAGCGAACCGCCTGCGCTGGCGGGAGAAACTGCGCGCCGCCGCCAACCTGCCCGAGCGGGCCGTGCGCGTGTTGAGCGGTCCCGGCCAGCCGGATTGGTGGCAGAGAATGTGGTTGCTGGCTGAAAACCGCCTCCGTAAAAAGCCCGGCGCGATGCTTGCTTTGCACGGAATGCAGGGTCGCGGCAAAACCGTCTTCGCTTGCGCCTGGGCGCTGGATTACTTGGATCGCGGCAAATCCGCCCGGTTCATTGACCTGCTGGAGCTGGAAGAGCTTTACGATGCGGCGCGCGGGCCGGTGGAGGGTGATGACCGGGACGCGCTGGAGTTTACCACCGAGAATTCCATCACCGTCGGCCTGGGCCGGGAAGGCCCCGCTTTGCTCATCATCGACGAGTGCGGAAAAAGCCGGGCCACCGATTACGTCATGCGGAAATTCTTCCTGCTCGTCAACCAGCGTTACAACGCTGATCTGGACACCATCTTCATCAGCAACCTGCCCGAGAAAGAATTTGCCGACTGGCTGGGATCAAGCCTCACGGATCGCATCAACGAAGACGGTGGGTTAATGGAATTCAAAGGGGAGGGACTGCGATGATGCCTCTGACCAAAGTCCGCCGCGCCTCATCGGCCAGCGAATATCTGCCGGAAAATTACGCCGCCGATCTGCCCCCGCACGATCTGGAAGCCGAATCCGGCGTGCTGGGTTGCATCATCCTCGGCGGCGCGGAGAAGTTGGATGAAGCGCTGGAACTCTTGGGCGGCGCATCGGCGTTCTACGATCTGCGCCACCAGATCATCTACTCCGCGTGCGCGGCCTTGGTCAACGGTTCCAAGCCTGTCGATCTCGTGCTGCTGCACGCCGCCCTGTCCGCCAGTGGTGAGCTGGAGAGCGTGGGCGGATTGCCTTACGTCGCTGCTCTGCCGGATCGTGTCCCGAGCGCCGCGAATCTCATCCACTACGCCGCCGTGGTGCGGGATCTGCACCGCAAACGCGAAATGCTGGACGCCCTCGCCGACGCCGCCCGCCGCGTGCGGAATCATGCCGAAGGCGAAGTCGAACCGCTGCTCGATAGCGTGGAGGCTGGCATCATCGCCGCCAATGCCGGCCCCGCCTCGGCCGAAGTGGTGCCGATGAATCAGCTTGTGCTCGGCTGCATTTCCACCATTGAGTTAGCCTTTCTCCATCGCAACCAAGGCTTGATGACCGGCCTGCCCACCAAGTTCCGTTACTTCGATAACATGACCGGCGGACTGCACAAGAAGGAACTAAACATCATCGGCGCGCGGCCGAGTACGGGCAAGACCTCATTGCTCTGCACCCTGCTCCTGAACGTGGCGGTCACCCAAGGCCGGCCGTGCGGTTTCCTTTCGCTGGAGATGAGCAGAGAAGAAATCACCCTGCGCCTGCTCTGCGCCCAGGCGCGCGCCAACATGAAGCAGGTCCACAGCGGATTCATTACCAAACACGATCAGAGCGCGATGGTCCAAGCCGCCGCGCAGTTGAGCGTGGCCCCCATCTACATTGATGACCGCAGCGGCATTACCCCCGCCCAGATTCGCACTTCCGCCCGCCGCATGGTCGCCCGGCATAAGATCGAGCTGCTCGGCATTGATCACCTCCATGAAGTGCATGTGCCCGAAGCGCGCGGCGACGAAAAAATTCAAGCCACCGAAGCCACCACCGCCGCTAAGTGGTGCGCGAAAGAACTGAATATCGCCGTCGTCGCGCTGGCGCAGCTTTCGCGTTCGTTTGAAAATGAGTCCGCCAAATCCCGCACCCGCATTCCGCGCATGACAGATCTGCGGGGCAGCGGCAGCATGGAGCAAAAGGCCGATGTCATTGGGATTCTCTACCGGGAACGACTGCCCAAGGGCGAAGAGCAGGCTGATCAGGATGCCGCCCACGCCGAAGTGCAAGCCGTGAACCTGGAAGTCTGCAAACAACGCAATGGCCCCACCGGTACCTGCCAGTTCACCTTCCTGCGGACGCAGATGCGCTACCAAGACGCCCACGCCGGCCCCGGCTCCCAAGCCAGCGCGGTTCCAGTAATTGAGCCACCAAAAAGAGAACCAATGGAGGGCTGGTGAAATTACTAATCCGCACCTTCCTGCGCGCCTTTGCCGCCACGCTGGGCTTTGGCCTGGCGTGCTACCTGCTGCTCTGGGTCGGCTCGCGGCAGGGCTGGCTGCCGTTCAAGCCAACTAAGGCGTCGAATAACAACTCACAACAATGAAATCTCAAACACCGAATAGGTGACGGTCTTATGAAAACAACGAAAACAATCACGGAAACCAAGGAAGTTCATGTGTGCGACTTCTGCGCGAACAGTGAACGCATGGCCTGCAATCCGGCAACTTGTGTCGTCTGTGGGAAAGAAGCCTGCTGCGACTGCACGCACAAGCGGCTGGTTGGAATGGAAATAGAACGCCTGCGCTTCTGGGCAAACCAAGGGATTTGTCCGCATCCCTTAACGCTGTGGGCATGCCCTGACTGCAACGACGAACTCACGCGGAAAATCATCGCGCTGAACAAGACTGTGGAACTGGCGCAAAAATACATGAGTGATTTCGTGCGATCCTACTGCAACACGCGCGACGCCATCATGCGGGAAGCGAACCGGCGGGAAAAGAGAAGGGAAGCCAATGCCAACACCTGATACGGATGCGGAAGAAGCTAACGACAACGGCGACACCAAGCCGCTGTTTGAATTCGCCCGCAAGCTCGAACGCGAACGGGATGCGTGGATGGCGTTCGCGGATTTCATGCAGACCAATGGAGAGTTGCTGTCCGCCAACCTTTATGAAGCACACAGGCTCAGACGAATTGCAAAACGACTCGGACGCAAATGCTCCGGGGTGAAATATGATTAACGGCACACGGCGAACTGACCACAATTGCCACGGCGTTGCGCTGGATGTCTTCATGCAGTTCGCCACGAGATTCCGCTGGAAAGAATGTCGGGAATTTTGGCCAGATGATTACGTCAGGCCGCTGATTGACACCGTCAAAATTGACTGCTCGTATTTGTCCGAATACGCCTTTAGCACAAGGGATCAGGATGATTTTGTTTACGGCAACAAGACAAGGAGCAAGTGGGCCACGAGACATTCAAAAGCGCACTGCGAAGGCCGATGCGACTGGCCGACAAACGATCCTCCTTTATCGTTTAATGATCCGATTCCCCGAGAGTGCGGCAAATGCGGACGCGTTCAGCGGTGGGACAGGGAAATCGAAGAGTGGCTCAACGCATGGTGAAAACTTGAGAAACCTCCAGTATTGACGCACCCTGACATGGACGAAGACTCCCGCAAATTTGCCGCTTTGCTCGACGCGCCGGGCGGGTATGACGCCGCCGTGAAGTTGTTAGGGCGCGTTCTCGTGGCGTGCGAATACAGCGGAGCAGTCCGGGACGCCTTCGCCGCTCTCGGATGGGATGCGTGGTCGTGCGACCTGCTGCCGTCTGAAACTCCTGGCAACCATCATCAGGGCGACGTGCGCGAAATCCTAGACCAAGGCTGGGACATCATGGTGGCGCATCCTCCCTGCACGCATCTCGCGGTGAGCGGGGCGCGATGGTTTCCGGCGAAGCGTGCCAGCGGCGAGCAACAGGCCGCGCTCGACTTCGTGCGCCTGCTGCTCGATGCGCCGATACCTCACATCGCGCTCGAAAATCCAATCAGCATCATCTCGTCGAAAATCCGCAAGCCAGAACAGGTGATACAACCGTGGCATCACGGCCACGGCGAAACAAAGGCGACCTGCCTCTGGCTCAAGAATCTGCCAAAGATAACGCCGACCGACATCGTAGTGCCGGAGTGGGCGATGAATCCAGACGGCACGACAAACTTTTCAGCGAAGGGGAAGCGCGACAATCCCACGCACTTCCCGACGGGGCGAATCAGAGTCCTGAAAGGCGCGCAGCGCGAACAATGGGAAAGAATCCATCGGTGTCCGCCCGGCCTTGACCGATGGAAAATCCGCAGCAAAACCTATCCGGGAATAGCGGCGGCGTTCGCAAAACAGTGGACGCTCGCAACGCGCCCTAACAGTGTGTTAAGCGACATCCCCGCCAAAACCGAATTCGCCAATGACGCCGCCCCCTGACATGGACGAAGACTCCCGCAAATTTGCCGCTTTGCTCGACGCGCCGGGCGGGTATGACGCCGCCGTGAAGTTGTTTAATCCTCCGCTGCATGTCTGCTTGCCCGTGCCCACGGTGGGGCAGTTGCGCGGTCTGGTCCGCGCGCGCGGCTACGCGGGCGTGGTGGACGTGTTTCGCCAGCGCCGCGAAGCCATTGAGCGCGAGCGGGCTGATCCTTACCGCTACGGCTGGCGGCCGGATTGCTGGAAGGATGCGGATGAACTGCTGGCCGAGGTGGTGTTGCTGGCCATCTTTGGCGGCAACCGCTCTTCCAAGACCACTTACGGGGCTTACTCTGGCGTGCGGAAACTGGTGGAGAAGGCTGGCAGCATCGTGCTGTGGCTGCATGAATCCGGCCCGACCAGCATCGACGTGCAGCAGAAGGAGGTTTTTAAGTTCCTGCCGCCAGAATGGAAACGCCTTCGGAAAACGAACGTCACCAACATCAGCTATTCGCAGAAGAACGGTTTCACCGAGAATAAATTTGTGCTGCCGAACGGGAGCATGGGCGTCTTTGGCAGCTACAAGCAGGACATCGGAGATTACGAGGGTCTGGAGTTTGACCAGATCAATGCGGACGAAGGTTTGCCCTTGAACTGGCTGCGGACGCTGCTCTTTCGTCTGGCCACGCGCGCGGGCAAGATGATCTGGAGTTACACGCCTTTGCACGGCATCACGCCAGCGGTCAAGGAAGTGGTGGAGGGTGCCACCACGGTGCAGTCTTTGCCGGCGGAACTCTTGCCCGCTGATCAGGTTCATGTGCCGGATTGTCCCGCCGGCCACATGCCCTACATTCAAACGTCCACCTGGCCTCGCGCCAAAATAATCTATTTCCATTCAAGGATGAATCCGTTTGGCGGCTACGCCACGATCAAGCAGCTCCTGGAGCCGCTGGACCGGACGCAAGTCGAGCGGCGCGCTTACGGCTATGCGCGCAACACGATCCGAACTCTCTTCCCGCTGTTCGGCGCGCATAACATCATCCGCGCTGACCAGGTGCCGGCCAATCTCACGCGCTATCTGCTGGCTGATCCCGCCAGCGCGCGCAATATGTTTCTGACCTGGTGGGGCGTGGATGCGCGCGGGCACGTTTACATTTACCGGGAATGGCCGGATGAAATTCGGCACGGGGCTTGGGCGGAGGCGAGCGAGGTGGCCCGGTTGTTTGACGGCCAAGCCGGTCCCGCGCAGCCCACGCTCGGCTACGGCGTGACGGATTACAAACGGTTGATCATGGAGGAGGAGGGCCATCATTGGGACCAGCACACGGGTTGGCGGCTGGACGGCGAAACGATTGAGCAACGGCTGATGGATGCGCGCGCGGGTCGGCAGCAAAGCATTGCCGATAACGAGGGTGGCAGCGCGTTGTTTGACCGTTTCCGCGAGGAGCATGTGGATCGGCAAGGCTTGGTGGACGGGCCGCTGGTGGACTTCATCGCGGCGCCGGGCTTGAGCGAAGACACGGGCATCATGGCGATCAACGATCTGCTCGCCTACAATCCGCAGCAGCCCATCACCGCGCATCTGAACGAGCCGCGCTTGCACATTGTGCAGAGCTGCACCCAAACGATTTGGGCGCTGAAAAATTACACCAAGCACGATGGTGAGAAAGCGGCGTGCAAAGACCCCATCGACAATCTTCGCTACGGCGCCACGGCGCAACTGTATTGGAACGATCCGAAAGCGGTCTTGAGCCGGGGTGGAGGGAGTTACTAATGACTCTTTACCCTTACCAGCAAGAATTGTGTGCCGGCGTTTTGGCGGCGCTAGAGCGTTCCAAGCGCGTGGTGATGGCCAGCCCGACCGGCAGCGGCAAAACGGAGATGGCTATTTACGGGATACTTCCCCATCTGCCCCAGCCGGTGTTGTGGATCACTCACCGGATTGAGCTGGCCGCGCAGGCGGCCGGGCAAGGCGCTGCGCTCTCGGTGCAAAGGAACCGGTTGAAGGCGTCACAGATGGCGTGAAAGGAACAAATGAAACCAACCCCTGAGCAACACGCAAAGATTATAGCCATTCACACCAACAATGAACTGGACATGGCCATTCTCATTCGCCGCCTCTGCCGCGTGATCACAAAGCACGACGCGCACAACACAGTGAGAGCGGGCGCATTGGATTTTTTGCATCGAAAAGGATTTGGCGGCTCGCCGCTCAAAGGAACAAATGAAACCAACCCCTGAGACGGACGCGGAAGAAGCTAACGACAACGGCGACACCAAGCCGCTGTTTGAATTCGCCCGCACAACGTCAAAGGCCGATGGGACGCTGATGGCTCTGAGTGCCAGTGGTGCAAAACCTGGAAGGAAATCCGCGCCACCGTAGCAGCCGACGCAGAACTTAGCGACAGCCGCCCTAACAACAGAACAACCTAGCAAAAATGAAAATAGAAATCTCAGATAAACAAGCTTGCGTCATCATCACCGCGCTCGACCATTACTCCCGCATCGGCATGGGCCAGCTTGAAACGATTGCCGACGCGCTTTGCGAACTGCGACCGCGCCTGGGCATAGACCGATGGGATATTGTTGAATACACTGACGTGCTGAAATTGAAGCTGCTGGATTTTCAACGCGGCTCGTGCAACGGAATCTGTTCGCCGGACGTTTCGCCACTGGCGAAAATCGCCTACGACCTCCAATGCGTCATCCGCGCCGACATTGCCAAGCGCGAGAATCACCCGCGCTCAAGCGTCTGGCACGGCCCGCCGTTGCACACCTGCAAATCAGAACCGCTGGCCGTTGTGCGCTGATCTTAACATGAATCAATGAAACCGTTTTTCCTTCGCTGGTTGGGCGTTTAAGCTACCGGGAGATTGACGCCAGCCAACCCTTGATTGAAAGTTTTCTTGAATTATGACCTCAAATTATTCTTCGACGGGCGAATCGGTTTCTTTGGCGGTCGCGGATGACGCGCCGCGCGTGGGCGAGCTGAACAAGGAATTCCAACGCTGCGGCACGACCGGGAACTATTTGCACCGCGTGGAAGGATCGGAAGCGATCC